TCTATATACTTTTGGTCATAAGTTTCTCTGCAACTAAGTCTTTTCACACAATGATGAAGAATAGTTTGATCTCCTACGTACAAAGCAACGTGATCTAAATTACCTGTGCCTGTATCCATCAACAATACATCACCTATCTCTAAATCTAATGTATCATCTAATTCTTTAAAACCAGTTAGAGGTAATCCATATTCAAACAAAGGTGATTTACTAAACTCTTCAGGACTTTTGGGTCTTTCCCAATGTTTCAATACTATATTTCTTTTCTCTTCATACCAATCATGTACTAGATTCCAACAATCTTGAACACCCCATACCCATTGCCTACCGATTAATCCTTTTTTATACCCAGACGGTTCAAAATAGTGCCATTCTTTTGTTTCTGGGGTGACAATATAAAAAGGTAGATCTAAGTATTCGCAACTTGCAAGATCAGCTTGGCTAGGAAATGGTGGTATCTGTGGATGGCTATGGAAAACAGCAATTATTTCTCCAGAATCTTCAGCTTTTACCCAATCATCAGGATCAATAATAAATTGTTCACCTAAATCTTCTGCAAGATTTTTGCAAGGAAAGTATTTTTCTTTTCCTTTATGAACAGCTAGTAAGCCGCAAGCCTCATGTGGAGCGTCTTTTTCTGCGTGTTTAAGTGCAATATCCTGCCAAGTCATCCAACAAACGTACCAATGCCAGGAAAAATATCTCTAGTGGCAATTCTTTTTGGTAGTTTTACATTTACCAAGTCTAGGGCTGATATAGCTTCCCATTGAACAATATCTCTATTTTCATTAACTTTTCTGTCTAAAAAATAAATTTCTTGAGGAAATTCTGCTGTTGGATCAGGAGTACCAAATGGATTACTTTGTGTGGTGGTAGACGAAGTTATAGTTTGTTGAACAGTATTTGGATTGTTCATTGTGATTGTGTTACCCATTGCATTACCATGAGTTGAACAATAATATCTCAAATCGTTTGGAGCACCTGGGTAGGCTGGCTGATAAGTAACTGTTGCTCCTGCTTGCCCTGGAGTTCCACTAACAGTTGTAGTTTGTTCTCCTCCAGCATCAGATTTTATTCTTAGTGGATGAGTTGCATTTGTAGCATCTGCCAAATTAAAAATATAAGTAGATCCTCTTTTCATCGTGATAACTGGATTATTGACACCATTAATTCTAAAAATATTACCACTTCCAGGATTATGGACAGTAACAGTATATGTGACAGTTTCAACATCAGAAGAGTCAACTACCGTTTGGGTTGATGTACTTGTGACAGTTTGAGGAGCAAAGTTAACAGCATCTAAAAAACGTGCCAAGGTTCTAATTCTTGTTAATTTTGCACCGTTTAAATCATTGCCAACTGTTGTTTGGTTAACATCTTGCATAATTGTAGTAAGCGTTCCAAGGATATTACTGACGGATATAATTGGTCTGGGCAATGTGCCTGTTCCTGTAAATTCAAATCCTTCACATTGAATTGGAAATCTTTGGTAACTATTACCAGCCCATACAACTTCTCCATTTGCATTGAGGTTTGCACCATTATGAAACCTGTAAATAGTGTTAGAACCATGTAGTGTTTGGTTAAGTTCTAAGGTAAACAGTTCTATTACTGCTCCAGGGTTTATTTCTTGTAAAGCTGAAACTGGTATTGCCATTAGGGTTCAAATACTTCTTCAAAACTAGCTGTAATTCTATTTCGATCAAATTCAAATATTTCTCTATTAAAACTTCTACATATCCATTTAAATGTTGTTGTTGTATCAGGAGGTGACCAATCAAATGATGCTCCATCTTTTCCTCTAGCCTCTAAAAATGTTTCAATCTCATCCGCATCCTCATCATCAACATTAAAAGTAAGATTCCAGACTTTTGGATCTTGATTCAAACCAAAAGTAGTTCTTTGCTGGTATCCATCTCCGAATTGAGTAATTCTAAGGTTCGACTGGCTACGCTTTGTAGCAGAATATTGTGGGTTGTAACTAGGGAAAGTAGCCATTAGCGTAAACTAGCAAGTAGTCCTCCAGGTCTTTGTTGTTTCAATAATTCTCCTTGCACCGCAGAAGATATAAGAGTTCCAAGCTCTTTTGCTTGAGCTTCATCACCTTGAACATCTGTTCCAGACGCATCTACATTAACAACAACATTCGTACTACCGCCACCCCCAAGTTTATTATTTGGCACAATTGTTCCAGATGATCTTGGCACAAATAGCTCTGGTCCTTTCTCTCCTACAATTGAAGGTTTACCTACTGGTGGTCTACCGCCTCTTGCAAATCCTAAGAATTTAAATAAGCCACCTGTTACATCTTTTCCTCCGACATTACCAAATAATGCTTGGTTAAGTGCCATGTCTAGGAATCTGTCAGCTACATTATTTACAAGATCGCCTAGCGTAGATGTCCCTTTTATGAGTCCTTTTATGCCATCTTTGATGTCACTTTGGATAGTGCTTGCCATATTTTTAAATGAATCATTTATTTCTTTTTGAATACGGGCTTGTTCCTTTAAGTTTTTGTTGGTTATCACGTCATCTCTAATGCGCTGCTTTTGTGTATCGTTTAAATCCTTCATGGACAGACCCATTTCATCTACTTTGTCCTTAACTGCTTGTTTGATTCTAAACTCCTCTTCATTTCCAGCAATAATAGCTCTGTTTAGTCCGTTTTCTTTTTGTAAATCTGCTAATCCAGCCGTAATTAATTTATTTGTTTGTGCCCTTGCCTTATCTCTGTCTTTTTCTAAAATTAGGGTTTCTGCTATTTCTAGTCTTTCTGCTTTGGCAGCCCTTAAGTCATCCTGTTTCTGCTTAGCTCCTGCTCTTCCTGTTGTTTCTCTGGCTTGAATTTGTTCTATTCTTTGGTTTACATCAGAAAATGCACGATTATTCGGATTTTGGGCTACGAGATCCCTAGCTCTGCCTCGTACATTAGCGTCTGCTCTTGCATCTAAGACTTGATTTAGTAGTTTTGCTATTGCTGCCTGTACTTTTGTGAAGAACAGTGTAACTTCATTACCTAATCTCTGGAAAGTTTCACCAAATTTTCTTAGTTCTTCTGCCTGATCCGCACCTATCTTTTCGCCTAACATTTCTAAAGCTGCGTTGAAGGCAGCTTGTTTACCTAAGTTTTTCTCGATTAGTTGGAGTCGTTTTTCTTCTACTGTTCCTGCTATGCCCATTGCCTGTGACATAGCAGAGATATTTGGATTTAGGCGGTTCATAGCCTGTCCAAGTTCGCCTATGCCGTTGATTACGTTTTGGATTGATTGAACTGCTGCTGTGGCTGCGATACCTCCTGCAAAACCACCCATCTGGCCGAACATTCCACCGATACCACCACCTAAAGCTCCTGCTGCTGCTACCCCTGGACCTTGACCAAATAACAGAGGAAAACCACCACTTATTAGGGCACTTTGAGCATCAAACCCTCTACTTGGGCCAAACCTTCTCCGTAAGTTTCCAAAAGTATTTTTACTTGATCCTGCTGGACCTTGCAAAAGTCTGCCACTTTTACTGAAATTTAAAGCCGAACTTGCTCCTGTAGGATCAAAACCTTGTCCTGCCATTATAGGTCCAATCTGTCTCCGTGGTTCGGGACCAAGAGGCACCTTTAAGGATTTAGTTCTTCTGTTTAATCTTCTTAATTGCTTTGCTTGTTCTTCGTGAAATGCTGGTGAGCCTGGTAAATTTTTGAAGCCCTTTACTGGTACGGCATTTTGTCTTGCCACTTCCATTATACTTTTCGGAGATCCTGGGAGATCCTTACTTCCTAAAATAGGCGAACTACCAAAACCCGTTTTCTGTCCTGTAAAAGGTAGTTTTGGGCCAAACATACCCAGGTCTTTAGTTTGCGGAAAAGCCTGTACACCACTTAAGCCTAAAGGTGTTCCCCCACCTAAAGAGGTTAGTGAAGAAGCTGGACCTGATCTTTTGACTGAAGATTTTACTGCTGCCTGTTGTCCAATTTCCTTACTTATAGCTTTCTGTATTTTTAACTCGTCTAAAGCAACTTTTTGTAATCTTTTAGATTCAGTAAACTCCTTCTTTGAGTTAAGTAAAGCTGATTTAGATATTGCTTCTTGAGCCAATCCTACCTTAAGTCCTTTATCAGCTTGCTTTTGTACTAGATCGCCTATACGTCTAGTCTTGGACATCATATCTGCCTGTGCAGCTTTACTATTTAATACCTGTTTTTCTACTCTTACTGCTTTACTATTTCCTGCGGATACTTTGTTTATCGCACTTATTTTTCCACTTATTTTATTTAAGGAGGTTTCTAGGGTCTTTACATCTTTCAGACCTCTGACATTTACGGCTATCTCGGCTTTATATGCCACAATCCAAAAATAATATTTATCCTATTTTACATTAAATAAACTGATTAGCACTATCTTCTGCGTCTTATTTTTTCAAACTCTTTTTCCTGTTCTTCGTTTATTACTTGAAAGTATGCACTCCAGCCTATGAGTTCCTGTTCTGTCATTTCTCCTATTTCGTGGAGCGTTTTGCCTAATTCTTTGGCTACTCCAAATTTCAGCATCATCCAGTTATCTCTTTTTAACTGGCTGGCTAGGATTTTGGGTCTATTGTTTCTTCCTCCTCTGCATTTATTA